TTTGACATGGACATTGCAAATGAACTAGCGTGCGTTATCTTTGACGAAGTACATTATATTAATGACGCGGATAGAGGAAAGGTTTGGGAACAGAGTATTATGATGCTACCATTAAATGTGCAAATGGTAATGTTATCTGCAACTATAGATAAGCCAGAGAAGTTCGCCTTATGGTGTGAAACTAGAGGTAAAAAAGTCGTGGATGAAACCCTTGATATAACAAAAAATAAGAAAGTATATTTGACTACTACGTATGAGCGAGTGGTACCACTCACACATTATTCTTTTATTACTACAAATAATGGTATTTTCAAAGCAATTAAGGATAAGGACTTGGAAAAACAGATTAAAGATGCAACAAATACGATTGTAACGCTTCAAAGCGCGAGCGGTGCATTTGATGAAGTGAAATATCATAAAATGAAAAAAATGTTAGACCTCTTTGAAAATAAACAAGTCTACGTGAAACGAGCGCAAGTTCTAAATCAAGTGTGTAAATATATGGTTGAGAACGAAATGTTACCAGCACTTTGCTTTGTTCTTTCCAGGAAGCAGCTTGAAATATGTGCGAAGGAAATCACTCAGCCGCTTCTTGAATTTGACTCAAAAGTAGGATATATTGTTAGGCGAGAGTGCGAGCAAATTATCCGTAAGCTACCCAACTATGAAGAATACTTGGCTCTACCAGAATACCAAAATATGGTTGCTCTTTTGGAAAAGGGAATTGCAATTCATCATGCGGGCGTAATGCCAGTTCTTAGAGAAATGGTTGAGCTTCTATATGCGCGAGGCTATATCAAGCTCTTATTTGCAACAGAGACTTTTGCAGTTGGCATCAACATGCCTACAAAAACGACGCTGTTCACCAGTCTAGAAAAGTTTGATGGTTCTGGTATGCGGATGCTCTATTCTCATGAATATACGCAGATGGCAGGGCGTGCGGGTAGGCGTGGTCTTGATAAAGTCGGATATGTAATACATTTGAATAATCTATTCAAAAATATGAATTTAACCAACTATAAGCAAATGATGTGTGGTAAGCCACAGACTTTGGTTTCTAAGTTCAAGATTTCGTATAATTTGATTTTAAGCCTTATTGCAGTAGGAGATAAAAATTTCACTGACTTTGCAAAACGCTCAATGATTCAAGATGATATAGACCAAGAGCTCGGCTCAATGTATTATAAAATCAGCGCCCTGCAGGGAGAACTTGATAAAATATATAGCTCTCTAACATACTTAAAGACCCCAATGTCGGTTTTACTCGAATACATTAGTTTGTCGTCCAGTTTTGCAGTAAGTGTAAATAAAAAGCGAAAGGATATTGTTAAGCTCATGAATGAAATACGAAACGCTCATTTTTCGCTGGATAAGGATTTAGTATCTGCTCAAAAATATATTGGAAAAGAGAAGGAGTTAAATGAACTGCAAAATAGGTTTTCAAACATAGAGCAATATCTGAATAAAAATGTTATGAAGATTTTTGACTTTTTGCGGAATGGTGGATTTATAATGCAGGAAAATGATAACGACACCATTAGTCTATCCTTCAAAGGAATGCTTGCATCTGGCATTCGTGAAGTACATTGTTTAGTGTTTGCAGAGTTATTAGAAAATAAAGAGCTGGAAGACTTTGATTCGAGACAAATAGTGGCGATTCTTAGTTGTTTTACAAATATAACTACAAGTGACGAAAAACGGGAAATAGTTCCAAAATCAGATGATAGAAAAGTTCAAAGTATGGTTTTGCAAATTCGTAAATCGTATGAACAACATATGAAGATTGAAGACGAAGAAAATATGGATACTGGAACAGACTATAATATGCAATATGACCTATTAAATTATGTTAGCGAATGGTGCGATGCAGAAAATGCTGAACAATGTAAACTGGTCTTACAGAAAATGGAAATGGAGAAAGATATATTTTTGGGCGAGTTTGTGAAGGCGCTGCTTAAAATAAATAATATAGCGAGTGAGATGGAGAAAATAGCGGAGAAAATGGGATCATTTGCATTTTTGAGTAAACTCCGGGAAATCTCATTAATAACATTGAAGTTTGTCGCAACGAATCAATCCTTGTACATATAGCGCAATAAACAAATATCATAGGTAAAAAATTTGTATTTTATATAATATCAAGGAAATGTAAAATGCAACACAAGTATAAGAGTAATACTCCTAGAGACTATACATTTTGCGATAATTATTTGTCGCAAAATATTAAATGGTTATGCGGATACTTATATGGATATACTTCTGGCTTATTATATCATTCATTAGTATTCAATTATTCATTTTGGTGCGACCTTACACCCCTTTTTGCGGGATTCAAAACAGGCTTTGAAGATGAAGAAGAGGATTGTTAGCGGGGGATCCCCCGCTATCTTACAATTTCTCTTTCGCTATCAGAGTCTTCAACAAATACTACCTTCCATCGCTCGCTTTTATCCTTCTTTCTGCGTTTACTTTTCTTTTTTGGTAGCGACACAATTTTTGCTTTTGTTTTTTCAATAAAAATATCTGGCATTTGATAATTCTTTTGCAATGTTTATTTCCTTTTCTTATACATTTTCAGACCCGGTCAATATATGAATGCACTCTTTTTTCCAAGGTTCGTCGTTATTTTTAATGTATTTATTGAAAATTAGATTCAATGTAGACCACGAGTCAAAATTATTTAATGTTTCTGGAGCCTTATATGGTAAGTCTTTATATATAAAATGTTTCATTGCTGCCTTGAATTCTAGTTCGCTTTCGGGGATTTTTTCATAAATCTTAGATGCAACAAATACAATATGCCTTTCTTTGGCTTGGTCCTGGTCCATTTTTTATCAAACTATTTTTCAAGATAAACAATTTCATTTTTTTTATATAAATAAAAAATAACTATTTATAAAATTAGCAAATAACTAATACATATGATTATATCAAATAAGTATGAACTATTAGAAAAAATTGGCGAAGGTGCGTTTGGAACAATATATAAAGGGCGTAATATTCGAACCGATGAAAACGTCGCTATAAAAGTTGAACCAATAATAAATAAAACTCAATTACTAAAAAACGAAACAAGAATTTATCAATATTTGGCGGGTGCTACAGGAATTCCTCAAGTAAAGTGGTTTGGCGTCGACGGAGAAAATAATTATATGGTGACAACATTATTGGGCGACTCACTATCAGTTCTCAAAGAAAAGTATGGAACTTTTTCTCTCAAAGTTGTTATGCAAATAGGTTGTCAAATGGTTGAAAGATTGCAATACATACATAAAATGGGTCTACTTCATAGAGATATAAAACCGGATAACTTTTTAATGGGGCCACTTAATAAACTTTACATTATTGACTTTGGTCTATGTAAAAAATACTTAAATGATGGACAACATATAGAAAATAAACCTCTTTCTAAAATGCTTGGAACGGCGACATTTGCAAGCTTAAATGTTCATAATTTACAAACTCCGTCTAGAAGAGATGACTTGGAGTCGCTAGTTTATATACTAATGTATTTATACTTTAGTAATTTACCATGGCAAGAATTCAAATATTTAAATGAAATGAAAGAAAAAAAACATAAAATACTAGATGATGAAAATATTCCTAGTGCGTTTAAAGATATTTTAATGTATGTACGGCGGCTCAATTTTGACGAAGAACCGGACTATAATAAGTTAACTAACTTTTGTTCCCTTTTTTGAAACATATTATTTTCTCTTTATATTTATATGAAGAGTGTTAGAAATAGAAAACAAATCCGCAAACAAACGCGTAAACAAACGCGTAAACAGACTCATAAGAAAAATTGCAAACAAAGCCGCAAACAAACAAAAAAACGCGCATACAAACGTGGTGGGAAACGCCAGTCGAAAAAAATAAGAAAAAGGAGAACAATGTTTGGCGGCGAAATACCTCAAGGATTAATTGATGCGGGATATGATGTAGTTGAAATTAATTTATTAACTGATTTTAATTCAAATAATGATATAATTATTTTTAATAGAGATGATGGTGCGCGCATAGTATATATTAAAGCAAAAGTGTATGACCCCGTTTTGTCTTTAAGTAGTCAAGACGAGGGAAACTTTGTTTTTGGACCATGGAACTTTCCGAGAGGCGACGAATCTGAGAATGAATCTAACAATGATTCTGATGATGATGATGTAAACTCGCAAATTTCTGAAGGAGGAGAGCCTAATTTGCATGGTGAATATTCACTTTATAGTGCAAATAATTATAACCCCATAGCTACATTGACTTATGATGGATATGATAATGATGGACCTGGATTTTTTGTATTTATATTGGTTCATGAAGATGATCAACGCAATGACGTGAATGATAATGAGAATGAGAACGACCAAGGCGATTACTAGTTAAATTTGTTACGCATAATCAATAAGCCGACGATTAAATCATAAATAACTTTTTCGCAAAAACAAACAATCTTTGCATGAAATTCATGTTCTTTTGCTAAGAGCAATATAACCCGGCAGAAGTTTGTAATACTATTGATATATTTTTTGTTAGATGGATTATTGTAAAGCCATAACCTTTCGGGACAAGCATCTATTGCAAATCGCATTATTGATGGGTGATAATAACTTTCTCCTTCACTATATACTTGTTCAAATAATTCTTTTACTTTTGGTTTCATATAATTTATGTTTGCATCTAGAAACGAGAGATCAATAACCAAAACATTAAATACTTTTGAAATACATCCTTCTCTATATATTTTATCTAGTTGTTTTTTTGAAAATCTTTTCAAGAAAGTATCCATTTTATCTAATGGATACTTTTCTAGTAATAATTCCAAACGGAGCGAATCTGTAAATGTAAATTCTTTAACTTCATTTTCAAGTTCTTCGGGCAATCTTTGAACTAGTTCATTCATTTTAGTTTTATATAAAAAAAATTTATATGGCAAACGAATCAATTTTTCTTTTTAGCCTAAATATGCATTATCCCAGAATGCAATTGCTATATCATCATACATTTCATCAAAGTTACTAGAAATTATTTTTGTTTCGTCTGTTTCATTTGGGTCTTTAGAGTAAATCCATTCACCTTTCCATCGTCTTTCGGCTTTAAGTAAAAGTTCAGCGGGCGGCATTGTTTTAAGATCGTTCATATCACCCGAATCTGGCAAATACATCATATCCCAAAATCCATCTGACCCCGCAATAATTCTCACGTGTTGACCTGGCATAAAATCAAGACGCTTGCTAGTTGGCGCAAATCCTGTAACTCCATTATGCCCAAGAGCTTGCGTTGGAATAAGTCGTGCGTCGTGCCGAAAAACACATCTATCACTTTTCAACATAGCCAATCTTTTTGTTGAAATCATTTTTGGTGCGTATTCATCCGAAATAGAGAGAACAAGTGGTTTTACTCTCTCTAATTCTGCGTTATTACTCAATGTATGTGGCTCATTAAGATAAACCATGGCATCATCTATAAAAACCACGATTTGTGAGTCTCCAACATACTCAATATAAATATGGTCTTCATATATTTTTGCTAGAACGCAGGTAGAACCAGAATTTTTAAAGTTTTTGAATGTTGCAAAAAGGCGATCATTAAGTTCGGTCATTGGCTTATCTTTTATCATAATTTGGTTAAAGTCGAAGCTTCGGATAGCGTCTATGCATGTGTTGCTCGAATGTCCATCGCACACAACTAAATAGTCAAAACCAACTCCTTTTGCATCCGTTGCCGAACCAACTAGAGCATAGTCTTGTTCCCTGAAAAGCTGCTTTACTAATGCAACAGAGTATTTTTCATATTTATATTTGTAACTGAGGGTGGAGTCTTGAGGTTGCGACATTCTTTTATTATTTGAGTATAATAATTATTTAATTTCAATTTTTTTATATTTCAAAAGTTTCATCCGGTATTTTGACTAATGTAATATTGTCATAGCAACACTCTTCTATTTGCAATGAAGCATATGCGGTTACGCTAGAAATAAGATATTCTTTATCATTTACATATAAAAATCCTCGCAAAAATTCTTCGTAGCCATTAACGTAAGAAAATGTGTATATTATTGTAATTTTTTTATCATTTATTACGCCTTCGCGTTTAATTATTGAATGACTATCACTCCTATGCACAACTTGCGAATCATAAAAAGCTAAATTTTTATTTTTTAAGTTATGCGAATAGGATAAAAATATAGGAATATGTTCATCTTTTTCAAAAGATAAAATAATCGGCCTCTTTTTAAGTTCCATTTAAATAAAGTAAGTGCAGCCTTTTTATATTGTTTATATAATTGCAAAAATTTGCAAGAAATTTGCAAAACTTATAATAACATTAGCCGTCAAAAATAATATAAAGCTAACCCATTTATGTATATTATAATTGAGATGTCGTTCAGCAATCCTGTTGTAACAAACGCCCCCGATACAAGCTCAGCGGAGCTTATGACTGGCCGTGTCAAGTGGTTCAATAACAAGTCCGGTTATGGTTTTATTACCATTACGGATGGTTCAAGGTCTGGGTCAGATATTTTTGTGCATCATAGTGCTGTGCAGGTTTCTGCGCAGCAGTATAAGTACCTTGTTCAAGGTGAGTATGTAGAGTTTAAGCTTGTTTCTACCGAGGGTGGAGCACATGATGTTCAAGCAGCTGATGTGTGTGGCATTAAGGGAGGTAAGTTGATGTGTGAGACTAGGCGGGAGTTTAGACAAGCTCGCACAACTTACAAGGGTTCTGACCAGGAAGACGCGCAGGAGTCTGTTCGTCCTCCTCGTTCAGTAAGGGTTAAGCAAACCTCAGAGGAGCCCAAGACTCCCCGCGTTCGTGGTTCAGGACCCCGCGATGGCGGTGAGTGGCAATTTGTAAAGGCGGCGCGCGATAATACTAGTGGCGGCCGTGGAGCTGGCCGTCCTAGACCCGTTTCCAAGAAGGAGTAAGTATAATACCATTTATGTTTAATTATAAAAATAGTATTATACATTTAATTTATACAATGGATACTTTTACTTCCGAAAAATTAAAAACATTGGAAGAGTTAAATAACAAATTGCTAAACAAAAATCCAGAGCCTAATAATACTCTTATTTTTGTTTATTGCCCTCCAAAAGTTGGGTCAACAACTTTAGTTAGTTCTATACGTTTATCTGCTGCAAAAAAATTTTCAGTTGTTCACTTGCACGATGAAACACTTTTTTGGGCTATATTAGATAATAAAAATTCTGCAAATGTTAGCGTTTATGACATCATTTTGTATAACAAACTTCTTGGTAAAAATGTTTTTGTTGTTGATATTTTTAGGTCTCCAGTTGAGAGAAAAATTTCAGAATTTTTTGAACAGATAGATTCAATACATTTTAATAACAGCGAAAAAAATATAAATTTGTATAATGTTGACCGAGTAATAAATAGGTTTAATAACTTATTTCCTCATCTAGCAAATTCAGATTACTATAAAGATTTGTATAATTTGCAAAATATACCGGATAAATTTGACTTTGTTAATAAATACTTATTACAAGAAAATGATGGCATAAAATATGTTAAACTAAGACTAAAGGATTCTGGAAACTGGGGCTCTATTTTAAGTAACATTTTGAAAACGCCAATTGTTGTAGTAAATGATTATGAAACTGATAAAAAGCCAATAGCTAACCTTTTCAAAAAATTTAAAAATGCATATAGAATTCCTGAAAACTTTTTTGTTTCAATTGCAAATTGTCCTTCGTTGCACTATTATTATAGTGAAAGTGAAAGAAATGAATATTTAAATTATTGGGAGTCAAAAAAAACAAGTAGCTTTCAATCGTATACAATTGAAGAGTATATTTTTTATCAACAATTGTGTTTAGAAAATCAACATCGGACATCAATGAGGATTGAACATTACATTGATATTGGTTGTTTATGTTTTGCTTGCTCTGTAAAACGCGCGCATATTTTAGGTAAAGCTATAAAGGGAGAAAAAATTAATGAAAAAATAATTCATTGTTCTGCTACAAGTGAAATAAAAACTATTATTGATAATAAAAACCAAATGATTCAATCACGTGTTAATGCTTTAATAAATGAAAATAATATTAGAAAAAATAAACCTCCTGCAAAAATTTCAAAATTTATAAAAAATAATATGAAAAATGTTGTCAATAAATAGCATATAAATAAGTAAAAATATTTAAAAACTATTTTCATTTAATAATAGTAAATAATGGATGACGTGTGTAAAAAGTTTTTACATGATGTTGGAATTACCTTTGAAAATTTGGAAGACTTGAATGGACAAACAATTTTACGGGCCACATTACTAAATTCTTTAAAATATGATGAAATGAGAGAAGATATTGCGCAGTTAAAAAAGTTTTATAGTTCAACTTCTCTGACTGGACTTCACGAATGTGCTGATATAAAACAAAAATGGCCTCTTTTAAATGTTGTAAGGCAGTTATTGAATGTTTATAATATTGATATGATTCCTTTACGTAAGAGCGATGGATATGAGGCTAATGGAAAAAAGCGCTATAAACGTTTTTTTATTTTAAAAAAGAGAACGTTATCTTTGCCTGACGAAAACTAGCGGGGAACCCAGGTTTAACGAAGTTGCCCCGCTCGCCCCTCCTGCCCTTCGGGAAGGAAAGATCCTTACCATTTCTAATAGTAACCTTTATTTATTGAAAAGTAACGTTTTTAATCCAGGTTCCCGGTGGATAACTCTAACGAAAATATGTAAAATTAAATAATAAAAATAATAATACTTATGCCCGCACACCGATATTTAGTGTTTAATTAGCAAGGATTTAAACATAATTTTCGCATAGAATATAAATGAAGTTGTTTGTTGGGTTATTTGCAACATCGCTCTTTTTAAAGACGAATACATTCAAGTTAAATACAAATAGATGTGTGAGAGAGTTTTCTAAGAAGATTTCTATGCGAAAAGAATTAGGAGATTCCCGCAATATGTTTCCTGTTTATCAACCAAAAACTGAAAATCAAAAGAAATACGCAAAGTATTTGAGCGACCCTAAAACAAAAGTAATATTTGCTTTTGGTCCTGCGGGGACTGGAAAAACACTATTTGCATCAAATCAAGCGATTAATGATTTAAAGCAAGGAACAATAAATAAAATTATACTTACGCGACCAGTTGTGCCAGTTGAAGAGGATATTGGATTTCTTCCAGGAAACATAAATAAAAAGATGGATCCCTGGACAAAACCTATTTTTGATATATTTTCAGAGTTTTATGCTCAGAGAGACATAGACCTGATGTTGCAAAACGGCGTAATTGAGATCTCACCATTAGCGTATATGCGAGGAAGAACATTTAAAAAAGCATTCATAATTGCAGATGAAATGCAAAATAGTTCTCCAAATCAAATGCTCATGCTAACGACTCGCATTGGCGTTGGAAGTAAAATGGTAATTACTGGAGATTTGAAGCAATCCGACAAGGGTATTAATAGTGGTTTGCATGATTTTATACAAAAGTTTAGAAACTACGAACAATTATTTTATAAAATTCAAGAATCTAGTGCCACTTATAACAGAGCCTTTTCTGAAGATAACCATAGTATTGGTATAAAATTATTAGAGCTTGGGCTAGAGGACGTGGAGAGAAGTCCTATTGTTTCAAGGATTTTAGATATTTATGATGAAGAAAAGACGCGAACCATGCTAGATGATATTTTGAAAAAAGAATGGGCTGAAAATGATGCGAAAACTAGTATGGATGAAGAGACGAAAAAAAATATTTCCGAAACAAATACAAATGTAAATGCAAATGCAACAATAACAAAACACTTGCCATTGTCATATGCAAACGATGCAGCATTAATACCATTGGGGCATAAGAATGTTTTAGATAAGTATCTAGACTTTTAGAGCCATTTTCATTATTAACCAAGATCCAAAAGTAGTCCACATTGCCACAATTTGGTTCGCACCCGTGTAAATAGACCAACGTAAGGCTTGGCAATGAGGAGCAGTTGCTAAGAATGGAGAAATGATGAAACCGGTTATGGTTTTTGGAACACAGAAATGCGAATATAAATGAGGCGAAAAGTGGTGCAAGCAAATCCATGCAAAATAGATTAGCGCAATTTTTGCCGTTTCTTTGAAATAGGTTGTTTTAAATACTTTCTTTAAGTCCATATCTTTTGCTGTTTTAGTTAAAAAATTTATATTTTTTGAATATCAATTTTTTCTGGATTAACAATTATTATGTTTAAAATTATTACCATTTTATTTTAGCAGACTGAATTAGGTCTTCAGGTCTAACATCTCTGGCTTGATTTTTCTTTAGTTTTTTAATATGCCAATTTGCAAATGTTTCTAAAAATATTTTACGTGTAGGAAAAACTAACATTACATCTTTTCTTACTTTTTTCCATAAAGAAGAAACACGCTTAGAATCTTTAAATTGTTGAAATGTTCTTATTAAACCAATTGCTTCGTCGCGCGTCTCTTCAATATCTTGCAAATATATTGCTTCATAAAACTCATTCACTTCTTCTTTCATCCATTCATACTGGTATAGTTTATTTCCGGCTACCGCATTATCTTTTTTTTCATTAGTCATTGTTCTATAATCTACAATAGATACCCAATTTGGTATTTGAATTTCCATTATATTTATATTTATATATTTATTTTTAATATATGCGAGAACTAAATATATCTTGCTTACCAGAAGACGTTATTATAAATCATATTTTACCTTATACATATATGGTGCAGCCCAAACATCATTTGCGAGATATACGTAATTTTGTAGTAAAATATGACTTACTGGAAAGTTATTATATGACGCAACTAAACGAGATTATTTTATTAAATGATTTGTTAAATTTTTTATATATGCAATCTCTCGAATGTCCTAATTTTTTTGAGAGCGTTTTGCGTAGAGTATTCCATATACGTGACAAAAGCATTGCGTCATTATCAAAAATATCAGAAGAATGTTTTTATAAAAATATTGGTGTTAATGCGGGATCTAAAACACGGATTATCTGGGGCTTGTTTACGCCAATGGAGAGAGCGCTTTTTATAAATTTCGTATCACAATAAAATTGAATTGCATAATAATGCAATAGTTAAACCAACCCACACAAAATGAGTCGCAATGAAATGCAAGAACAATTTCGCAACGCAGGCGTCGTTGGCGTAATGCTTGAAGTGATAGACGCTCACCCAAATGAAGTTGAACTTTTAGCAAAAGCACTAAAGGCAATTTGGTCGCTAGCGCAAGATGAAATAACGAGAGAAGAATTTGTAACCGCTGGAGCATGTGAAAAAATTGTTGCTGTTTGTCAACCTCATTTTGAAAATGACGAACTACTAGAAGAATATATTAGAACCACGTTTGTACTAATGACGTCGGTTGATGGTTCAAATCGTTTATTGAATGCTCAACAAACAATTTTTACAGAAGAAGATTATGTTAAGTTTTTGGAAAAGGTTGCATTAATTTATAGAGACGAACTTGAAGGCGCTCCACTTGAAGAAACAAATCTTGCCACTGAAGATGTTGGCGAACCCGAAAATAGTGCATCTGAAGAGGAAAAGAATGACCTTAATACTACTTAAAAACGCAGTCGCTATTTACCATTCGTTCTACTAGTTCATCAAAACTTATTTTTGGCTCCCATCCTAAAATTGTTCTAGCTTTTGTTGCGTCTCCTAAAAGTAAATCAACCTCTGCAGGTCTGAAATATTTTTCATGAATGCGTATATATTCTTTGCCACTAAATTTATCGTAACCGACCTCATGCACGCCTTCGCCTTGCCAAATAATTTGAATTGCTTTTGCTGCAAAAGTTTTTTCAATGAACTCTCTAACGCTATGCATTTCGCCTGTTGCTAAAACAAAATCGTCTGCTATATCATGTTGTAAAATTCTCCACATACCTTCAACATAGTCTTTCGCGTGTCCCCAGTCGCGTTTTGAATCAATGTTTCCCATAACTAAACAATCCATTTCGCCTCTCAATATTTTACCTAAGCCAATTGTGATCTTTCTAGTTACAAAATTATGTCCGCGTCTCTCGGATTCATGATTAAAAAGAATTCCATTGCATGCAAACAACCCGTACGATTCGCGAAAATTTTTTACAATCCAGTATGCGTATAACTTGGCAACACCATACGGCGAGCGAGGGTAGAATGGAGTTGTTTCGGTTTGCGGAACTTCTTGAACAAGGCCATAGAGTTCACTTGTAGATGCTTGGTAAAATCTTGCAATGTGTTCTAATTTATTTGTTCTTATTGCTTCAAGTAACTTTAATGTGCCGACAGCATCCGTGTCTGCGGTATACTCTGGAATTTCAAATGAAACTTTAACGTGCGATTGTGCGGCCAAGTTATATATTTCAATGCGTTCCATTTCTGGGTATCTATCTTTAATGTTTGATAAAATTGACACTAAACAACTACTATCGGTCAAGTCGCCGTAGTGAAGAATAAGTTTTTCAAAAATATGATCAATTCTATTTGTGTTTATTAAAGATGACCTGCGAATTAGACCATGAACAATATACCCTTTCTCTAAAAGTAACTCGGCTAAATAAGAACCATCTTGACCAGTAATACCCGTTATAAATGCTACTTTGGACATTGTTTAAGTATTGAAAAGCTAATATTTCGCAAAATATAGCGAATAACTTTTTCTAGCGGGGAACCCAGGTTCCCCCGCTCGCCCCCTCCTGCCCTTCGGGAAGAAAATATCCGCAACATTTTTAATCCAGGTTCCAGGTGGATAACGCTAACTTTTTCATGATTTATTGAAAAATCATGAAAAAAAAGGGTGTTCCCTTTGTTTTTTTTGCACGCGGTGGGGTTCGAACCCACGCATCATTGATAACGGGTCTTAAGTCCGTCGCCTTAAACCACTCGGCCACACGTGCTTTTTTCAACCTTTGGAAAAGGTTGAGCCAAAGAGCATTCACCCTTTGGTAAAGGTTCAGCATTCAACCTTTATGAAAAGTTGAATACTAGTCAGTTTTGGGAGTGTCTGACAACTCGTTTTGGTCCCACTGGGATTTGAACCCAGGATAGCAGATTCAAAGTCTGCGGTGCTAACCACTACACTATGGGACCTTTGGTACCCGATAAGGGACTCGAACCCTCAACCTCAAGATTAGAAGTCTTGCGCTCTATCCAATTGAGCCAATCGGGCTTTTGGTGACTCTAGTGGGGTTCGAACCCACGATCTCATCCGTGTAAAGGATGCGTGATAACCACTACACTATAGAGTCGGGACGCTTCTGGCAGGGCTCGAACCTACGACCTTTCGGTTAACAGCCGAATGCTACTACCAACTGAGCTACAGAAGCAAGTGCAACATTTATTTAAGCTAACTAAGTTGCCAGAGTTAACCGAGTCTTTGGCGAAAAGACGTCTACAATGTCGAGTTTTAGCTCTCGCATGCCTGGTTTTTGCGAGTCCGGAAACTCGTTGCCATGTCTGTTTTCACAAGATACAGACAAACTGGTACCCCCGAAGGGGTGTCACCCGATGAGGGACTTGAACCCTCGACCACATGATTAAAAGTCATGCGCTCTACCGACTGAGCTAACCGGGTTTTTTGATTTTTTAATGGGTTTACTCCCATAGCGACAGCCGCAGGATTCGAACCTACGAGGACGTGGTCCAATGGATTTCAAGTCCATCGCCTTAACCACTCGGCCAGGCTGCCTTTTCCGCTTGTTAACTTACACTCAAAGTGGCGGGAAACTTTTGTCAGTTTTAGTGAGATCTGAGAACTCATTCAACCTTTAATAAAGGTTGATTCCGATACGGGGACTCGAACCCCGGCCAGAGGGGTGAAAACCCTCGATCCTAACCAACTAGACTATATCGGATATGGTGCCGTTTTAGGTAGACCGGCCACTTATTTGGGGTGGTGACCCCCGGTTGCTCGATATGAGGCTCGAACTCATGACCCTCAGCTCATAAGACTGATGCTCTAACCAACTGAGCTAAACGAGCACTACAATTTATATTACCATACTCAATTTGAAATCAATTTTTTTTGGTTTGAACCTAAAACCTATACCTACTAAACTTTCGCCTAGAAAAAAATTAAAATGCAAAATCGTGCCTCAAAAAAGAGGATTTTTGGCTCCACCTTTTCTAAAGGTGGAAAGAAAGTAGTAGTAAAAGTGAAGAGTAAAAGAGTGTGGAGTGAAAAAAAATTGAAATGGAAAGAAGGTGAGAAAAGAAAAGTAAAAAGAAAGTAAAAGACGTAAGTCAAAGATGTTGTCGG